GATGGAAATGCTGAGTCCTCATGTACCTGCTGTTGTTGGTAGACCATTGCCCAGAGGTTTGGAGATAGACGACTTCGCTTCTTTAGAAGTGCATGTCCATCCCACTTACGGTATAGACCGTCTTTGTCTGGTACGCCTTTACCTGATACAGGTGGCATATTGGTCTTTGCCCATAGAGTTACCCATTTCTCAGGGTCCTCGTCAAATTCCAATACGGCAGGTTGTGCGAAGTAAGTCCAAGGGGAAGTTTCGTCTGGATACCTCATAGGGTCGCGCAGTTCCGAATATAAATCCTTTGGGCGAAGGCGTGTGCCAATAAGTAGCAACTTGCCACCATCTTCGTCAATACGGGACATAACTTCAGACTGAATCCAATCAATCTGCTTTTCGTACTCATGGGCGTTGGTATTATCCACGCAGTCATCCATGATAATCAGGTCAGCACGAGCGCCGTAAATATGACCCCTAATACCGATAGCCTGCACGGTAGGGTCTTTTTCACCTGAGTCACGAGCCTCTGAGGAGAGGTAAATTAAGTCCTGCTTCCACGAATCAGAATTCTTTTCAAAGCCACCTGGTGGTCCAAAGGTGAGTTGTAAGTCCTGGTATCTAGGATGCGTTAGTCTGTTCTTGATGGAGAGCAGGAACTTTTGCGCCATAGCCTGTGTCTTAGACACAATCATTATTCTGATATTAGGGTTCTGGCAAATCCGATATACAGCATAGTTGACCGTAATGGTCGTAGACTTTGCGTGTTCTGGTGGGGTGTTGACAATCAGTAGGTCAGGCGCACCCTTATCGTAGGTTATAGCAGGGTGTACATCCGAAGGTTCTCTACCCTCTAATAAATCTATCCAATGGCGTTGGTGTTCAAATACCTGTGTGCCTAGATACTTCTCTGAGAATTCGGGGAAGGGTGGTACTTCCCCTCTACTTGACCCAATCTCACCACGGGCGGTCATAGACCGCACCTTGTCTACAGCAGTGGCAAACTCTTGGTCTACCTTTCGGTAGTACTCATAGGTCTTAACTGACCTTCCAACGGCATCCATGGCTCGTTGGACAGAGTAGCCCTGCATTAAAAAATCTATAATTTGCTTCTTGATAGCATCGCTTTTATGGGATGCAGAAGTAGTTCGTTTTCTTTCCATAATCACTCCCAAGACGGGGTATTTGGAGTCTTGGGGCTAAACTCCTAACCGAAGGCGAAGTCCAAACGAAGCCGAAGGTTAGGGCTTCTACTAGGGCGACCCCCTAGGGTCGCTGCTTTACTGTTCGGAGGCTCCGATTATTTTGCCTCCTCACTATACTATAGGTGTCCAAAAGGTCCTCATCGGACACTTTTGGGTGTGTGATTTACGCCACATCTATAGTAAATCAATAAAAGCCCTGGTCAGAGCCACATTTATGGGGGGCGAGGACTATCAAAGTTATGTATATAGAGATATACACAGGCACGCTCCGCTATTTTAAAAACCCTGGGGTGCGATTTTTCATCGCACTGCTACTTTCTACAATCGTTTAAACACTGCACCGCTATGCATGCATGCACTCACTCACCACAAAGCGAACACTGGCGCGGATAGAGGCGCTTACTGTCTATTCAATATCGCCCGACAGTTAGACATAGCCCGCGCCCTGCATGCCACACAAAGATAGTTGAAACTTCAACCAATTACCCGCAACGCCTCATAAGTTACTCATCGGTAACATGCAAAAAAGTAAATAAAACACGAGAAAATCTCATCATCGCGATATTCTATAAATCAAAAAAGCAGTATAAAACAATGGTTTTCTCATGGTTACTGGCTAGTAACTTACAAGGGCATGCTCATCGCCTCATCGCTATGGCGTGAGATTCTGCAATTCGGGAATTGTTTAAACCCCTCAAAAACCTATATTTTACGCTTGTTTTTGGCGGTTGTTGTTTTTTGTTTAAACCTATGATTCAATTCTCCCATGGTTGAAAATCTCAATCATGCAGACTGGAAGGGCTCACCATCGTGAACCGTGAACAATGGCTTAACGCACTGGCTACCACCGCAGTGCCTCGCATTTCATCCTCTTTGGAATTTTCCACCGAGGAATTGGCGCTTAAACTTTCATGCGGTTTCCCTGCTCAGCAGGGCAAGCGCAACAAAGTGCATGCCTCCCTTGTACCACCTACCGCCTCAGATGATTTCAATGCTGAAATCTTTGTAACGCCAGAATTGAGCGCAAAGCGTGAAGTGGCGCAAGCGGTTTTGCCTCTACTGGTTGCGGTTGTAACTGGTGATTTCAAGCAACGCGCTATCTATCGCAACGCGGTGCGACAGTTAGGTTTAAACGGCACCGAATTGCCTCAATGGGCTAAATCCATCGTTGATTCAATGCCCGCCTATCCTCACGCCTCCCTCACTATTGAGGCACCTGCAAAGCAAAGTACCCGCCTCATCAAAACCTATTGCCCATCGCTTGAACATGAGCAATATATTGCCCGCCTATCTCGCAAAGCGTTGGAATTCGGCACACCAACATGCCCATGCGGTTTAAACATGAAAGTAGAGGCTTAAATCATGGAAACTTTCGGAATTGAACTAGAAGTTTCAGACCTATCCATACCAGTGGCGCGTGAGTTGATTCAGCGTGCGGGCTTGAACTGGCAGGTAAAAATGGACGGCACCCGCCATGTCAGCGCGGAGGCGGTATCACCGATTCTCAATGCCGACAGTTTAAACGAGGCAAAGCGTGCCACCCGTGCGCTACTGGCGGGCGGTGCAACCGTTAATCGTCAGACTGGCTACCATGTCCACCTAGGCGCTGATGAGTACGGCGTAGAAGGTATCGCTAACCTAGTCTGGAATTGGAATTGGGCGCATAACACCATCGGCGCACTGGTTGCAAAGTCCCGTTTAAACAACCACTTCTGCAAGCCAGTTGCCCGCGAACACCTTGACTCATGGGTTGAGCATGTACGCAACGGCAACATCAGCAACCTAATCGGCGGGCGCTACTATTCGCTCAATTTAAACGCCTATTCTGCACACCGCACCGTTGAAGTACGCCTACACCATGGCACCCTCAACGGCTCAAAGGTTAAAGCATGGGCAGAATTCATTAGCGCCATGGCGCGATTCTCAAAGGATGGAAACCGCATAATCCATCCAAAATTTACACAAACAGACGCGGATTTCCGTTTAAACAACATCGCCGAATTGTTGGAAATGCTCACCACCGATTCATACCTAAAGCAGGATACCGCCGAATATCTAAAGGGCAGGGCGGAGGAACTAACTAACCGCTAAGCGGTAGCCCGCCCCTAGTGGGCATGCGTAGGTGCGATTCCTACGGCGGGCGCTAACACCACGGAAAGCCCGTGAGTGTTTAAACAAAGGACTGGATATGTACGAAAACGCGTTACCGATTTGGATGCAAGCCATAGACGGCAGGGTTATCTTGTTGGTTTTGGTCATCGGTTATTTCCTGAACAAAGCACGCACCAGTGGAGGAAATAAATGAGCATGTCAGCGATTGAACTCAGAGCGTGGGAAGTTTATGGAAAACGCTACGACAAAAACGATAACTGTTTAAACTGCGGGGAAAATTTTTATGCACCCCATCAACCAACCTGTAAATGGTCAGATGATTGCGAGCGTTTAAACAAAGTAATTTGTGGCGACTGCTTGCGCACTGATTGCAACGGCTGTATCTAATCTGTTATACTTAACTAAACATCTACAAGACTGGAGAATAAATTATGTGTGGAATTGCTGGCTATTGCTTAGACCCTAAGCATGCTAAGAAAGTCAAGACCTCAGACCTCGCTGGTCAAATGCTGTTAGACATTGAACATCGTGGACAACATGCAACTGGCACTGCATACATCAACCGTTTAAACGGACGGCGTGTTATCCGCAAAGCACCAACATGTGCTTCTGATTTCGTGCGCCGTAGCGGTGAGTATCTATGTGACGGTGCGCAAACTGCCATCCTGCATACAAGATGGGCAACGCAAGGTTCACCAAAGAATAACGACAACAACCACCCGATTCCCCGTGGTCGTATCGTGCTGACACACAACGGACATGTATCCAATGACCGCGAACTGTTTAAACAACTCAATGTGCAACGGCGCGGTGAAGTAGATTCCGAGGCTGTCACTGCACTAATCGCTTTCAGTCAAGCCAAGCCGTGGGAAGTTTTGCCCATGATGAAAGGTACTGCTGCGCTTGCATGGATTGAACAAGATGATTCACGCACCCTTCACCTTGCCCGTGTTAATTCATCCCCGCTATGGATTGGACAAACAAACCAAGGTTCATTGGTCTACGGTTCAACGGAGGAAACTATTGAGAACGCATGTGTAATCATGAACTGCGAACTTGATTGGAAATACTCAGCCAGTGAGGGCGAATACTTTAAAGTGCGCGATGGTGCGATTGTTCAGTACGAAACTTTCAAACCTACACGCTACTCAGGTAACTGGAATTACCGTGACTCTCAGTGGGATAAGTATTGGGACAAGCAGGAGGAACTAGCCTTCTAATTGTTTAAACAAAGAGAACCCTCGCTGCGGCGGGGGTTTTTCTTTTATGACTTATACATCATAACAACGCCGATTGTTTAAACAAAAAAATAATTTAAAAATATATTCACAAATCCTTGACAATAGTTTATGGCTATGTAATTCTAATCCTGTGACAACAAGGTCACACTAAGAAAGGAACTAACATGCAATTCACAGACATCATCGCAATCACTATTGCATTAGTTACCGCGACTGGATTACTTATTCATAGCGCTGTAACAAATGCACGACTACATCGTGAGAACAGATACTTGCGCTCTCGTTTAAACGACATGCGCAAACAAATGTCTAACATGGTTGAGCGCCCCTTCTAACATGGACGAAACCACTAGAAACCTGCGAGCCAAGGCTCAGAGCAGGGCATACAGACGACTAGCAAAAGCACACTACGAGGAGTACGACAGATATTACCGTGAGGAGTGTGCCTCGTTCGGACTACGCAACCATGCGACAAGAGCCGAGCGCCTTGAAAGAATCAGAAAACAACTAAGAAAACTAGAGCAGGGAGTTTAAACAATGACTTACGAAGGCTGGAAAAACTACGAAACATGGAACTGTGCGCTGTGGATTAACAATGATTACCCGTTGTATCTATCTGCCACGCTATTCATGAAGGCATACAACGGTGCAAAACCTTATCGTGATTGGGTGCGTATCGCTGGACTAGAGAACCAAACTACCAAGGATGGTTGCAAATGGATTAGCGACAAGTTATCTTACTCAGAACTCAACGACATGATGGAGGGTTTAAACACATGAGCGACATCAAAGAACATTACTTCATCGTCAAGTGGAGTAAGCAAAATGGTTGGTCAATAGATACCGACACCGAGGAAGCACGCTTTCCTGACGGCACTGTATGGAACGGAACTGAGTGGGAGTATCCCTACTTAGGTAACGGAAATTACAATGACGACAACGATTTAATTGCAACTGACTTAGAGGAAGTGCTAAGTGAAACCAATTTGGTGAGAGGAATAGTCAATGCCTAAGTGCGGAGTGTGCGGAGGGACAATTTCAAACACGGTAGTACCACACGGTGCTATCTGTGACGATGACATCATGGCACCAAGTATCAACGACCTAATGAAATCACTAGATGAATCAGATATGGAGGATGAGGAACTATGAGAGAACAAAGGGAAGTCAAAGGTGTAGTAATCCATGCAGATGGAACTCACACAGAACAACTGTTTAAACAACTAACTGATTATCAAACTGCAATTAACGGTTGGATTACTGCGGTTAGATTGTATGACTACAACGGCGAGGAGATTGCATGCGCCTATGTAGATGACGAAGGGTTGCTAAAGAATCTACCCTTGAATCCAATGGCGAGCGCGTTATCTTTCCTATTTGGTAACACGCCTCATCTAGTTGGCAACGCTGTAATCGTAGGTAAATGCGATGATGAAGGTTACGATACAGACCTGCCCGAATTTATCCTCACACTGGTAAGAAGTATCAGTGCCAAACAGGAACAGGAAGCATAATGTTTAAACGGATAGTCGCCATCTTCCTTATAGTAACGGCAAGCGTTGCTATTGACGACAGGTTTTTTGATAGTTCGCATGTGCCAATCACGCCAGCCATAAAGGACGGGCATGTATCGGGAACAGTTGTGGTGTTTTATGAGAACGAATACCAACGCTACGCCGTGGACTTGCTGACACAAATGGATAAGTTGGAACAGTGGACATGTCTATACACACTATGGACACGCGAAAGTAATTGGAACCCACGCTCACTTAATCGTAAGAGTGGAGCCTATGGAATCGCACAGTTCATGCCAGCAACATGGGGACTTGTCGGGTTTAAACGCACTGATGACGGGTTCGTACAGGTTGAAGCAGGGCTTGCATACATCCAACGAAAGTATGGTGGCAATATCTGCAAGGCACTAGGCAGCAATCTTGGAAGGGGTTGGTACTGATGAACGAATACGCACAACTATTAGACGGACTACAAAAGCACCTCATACTCAGTGGCTTGACCTTCAACGCAGAGATACCCACTGACCCAATAATCACCAGACCAGTACGCGTTGAGGTACTTGTCGCAACAGTTATGGAGTATCTCAATGCAACGGGCTATGCCAATACGACCAAAGTTTCATAAGATAGTAAGCGAAAAGGTTAAGCCTGATGGGACTGTGGAGTACACCTTCAAGTTCAATCCTAACTTGTTTAAACTTGGCAAGTGCAGAGGACTGGATACTGAAATTTTCTATCCAGTACAGGAAAAGTTTGACCAAGAGGGCGAGCGTTACATAAGAAACCGCTTGTGTGGTGGCTGCCCAGTAAAGGAAGCCTGCCTAGAGTGGGCGTTAGTACACGAACGCTACGGAATATGGGGTGGAGTTTCATCCTTCCGCAGGAGAGCAATGCGAAAGGCACGCGGTTGGGCTTTCAATGAAATTGCATTACCCAACTGGCAACGCTAGACTATAGAACAGCAAGCACCGCCTAGGTTCCAGTCCCGAAAGCGGTGCTTGTTTTATTTATGAAGCAGATTTATCACCAGTAATAATACGAATAGCCCAATCAAGTCCAGCGTTTAAACCTTCTGACCACTCATCTTTCACAGGTATCTTCGCATCTTCAATCTTGCGAACAAACTTTTCTATCTTCTCATCGCTCATAGTTTAAACACATTATGCATGAGCATGAAGATTTCATCAGCCAAATCATCCAGAGTTCCATCGTTATAGATGGCGCGTTTAAACATGTGGTTATCTAATGCATGCTCTGAGATGTGGTCATTGACTGCGTTGTGGTTGTGTCTGTTTATACGCCACACTTCACCGCCCTGACTTTCAATCATGCGTGCTTCGTTCGGGAAGCGAACATCAGGTATAACGATACGCTCATCAGTGTCAATGCTGTTGAACAAACGCCACACCCAAATGTCCTCATGTATCTGCTGACGACCTACCTCAGTGCCTAACACTTGAAGCAATCGGCGTACCTCATCCTTAGACTTAGCAACTTCCCAACCATACATCTGGACTATCTCGTTTAAACGATGACCGTCATGCAGGATGGGGTTCAATGTAAGCAACGCCTGTC